TGCATCTTTTGCTACATTAATCGCACAATTAAAAGCTACAAATTCAGGAAGTAAAGAGCGTGAAGATTTAATTAAAAAAATCAACAAGGAATACGGAACTACTTTAAAAAACATTAAAGATGAACGTGATTTTCAGTCGCAGTTAAATACAGAATTAGCAAGTTATTTAGAATATCAAAAAGCTAAATATTTACTTCAAAGAAATGAAGAGAAAATACAAAAGAATTTAGATGTTCAAATGAAATTAGAATCTGAAATTTCTAAAGGTAAAAAAGAACAAATTGCACTTGAAAAAGAATTAGCTAAAGCACAAGATGACGCAAATAAAGGTAAATTAACTAAAGGTTCGGGCGGTATAAGTGGAGTTGGTCAATTAAATACCGATTTAACCAAAGCAAAAGAAAAGTTAGACGAAAATAAAAAAGCATTAAAAGAAAATGAAGAAGCTTTAAAAAACGCTCAACTTAGATTTGAAGATTACGGACGTGCAGCAAACGATGCAAGCAATAAAGTTGCTGAATTAACAAACAACGGTAAAAAATACGTAGAACAAACTGTTGATGCAACTACAGAATCTGTAGAAGCAATTGACTTAACAAAAGATGAATATTATATTGCAGAACAAGAACGATTAAAAGCATTAAACAAAGCCGAATTAGATTCACTTGATGTAATTGATTCAGCTAAAAAAGCAAATGCGGATATGCTTTTAACCGAACAAGAACTTGCAATCCAAAAAGAAAATGAATCCTATAAAATTAAAATTGATAACGCAATAAAATTTGGTCAAGATACCGAAGCATTAGAAATTGAACACTTAAACAATCTTAATAATATCAACCTTACAGCGCAAGAAAAACAATATGCAAATGATAAAGAAGCTAAGGAAAAACAAATAGCACTTGATAAAGAAACAGCGGAAAAGAAAATTGAAATTGAAAAGGCTTTATTGCAACAAAAAAAGGATTTACAAGCCCAAGATTTAGATTTAGCACTTCAAGGTATTGGAATTATAAAATCAGTTTTTGAAAAATCTAAAGGCGTTCAAAAAGCAGCGGTTCTTGCTGAAAGTGCAATAGGTATTGCAAAGATTGTTACATCAACACAAGCGGCGAATGCCGCAGCGATTGCAAAGTATTCATTAATACCAGGTGGTCAAGCATTATCCGCAGCGGAAATAGCAAGAAACAAAATAGGAGCAGGTTTAGGAATAGCTTCGAACTTAGTAGCAACGGGAAAAGCGTTACAATCATTAGGAGGAGGAAGCGCACCAAGTGGAGGCGGTGATTTAGGAGGTATTGGAGGTGGAGGTGTTATTTCCCCAAATCTTAACGTAGTCGGAAATACTGGAATAAACCAATTGGCAACTTTACAGCAACAGCCAGTTAAAGCATACGTGGTAAGCAACGACATCACAAGCGCACAGCAGTTTGATTTGAAAGTGCAACAAACATCACAATTGTAGTTTATAAAGTATGGAAGTTTACGAATTAGTAATCAAAGATGAAAAGAAGGACGGTGTTTTTGCCGTTTCGCTTGTGGAAAAACCTGCAATAGAAGAAAATTTTATTGCACTTTCTAAGGACTTTGTAGAATTAAAAGCGATTGACGAAAAGCGAATTGTTTTAGGCGCAGCGCTTATTCCTAATAAAAAGATTTACCGTAAAGATAAAGACAAAGAGTTTGAAATATTCTTTTCTGAATCAACGGTAAAACGTGCAAGTGAGTTGGTATTTATGCGAGGGCAACATCAGAACACAACGGAGCAACACGCTGTTAAAGTTGACGGAATGACTATCGTGGAATCGTGGATCATTGAAGATGCCGAAATGGATAAATCTAAATTATACGGTTTCGATTTACCCAAAGGAACGTGGATGATCGCGATGAAAGTTGACAACGACGAAACGTGGGCAAAGGTAAAAAGTGGCGAGTTAAAAGGTTTCAGCATCGAGGGTTATTTCGCCGAACGTTACGAAATGAGCGCGCGTGAAAAAGTAGTACAAATTATAAAATCATATAAATGAAAACAAGTTTAGAAATTATCAACAAGCTATCGGATAAAGAAGCGGTAAAGTTGGATAGTCAATTAGTGGAGTTGGCAAATATTAAAGACTTAGATGTTCTAATAAAAGATTTAAAAGGTAGATTTTCAGTGGCAGAAACAGAAGGACAAATATTAGCTAAAAAACTTTCAGAGGCAGAAATTCAAAATAGAAAATTTGATAAAGTTATTGCCGATATGAAATCAACAGCTTATATGGCTATTCCTAATGTTGTTAAAGAAATTCAAGCAAAAGCAAAGGAAATAGGAGTTGATGTTTCTAATATACCACAAATAAAAGAAATTGACGTGTTAATCAAGAAAACAAAGGAATACGAACTTTATAATAAATCAATTCCTAACATCCCACAATTGTAATATGCCAACAAAAACAACATCACCAAAAGGCGGAAAACGTGGTTGCTTATGTAAAGATAACAAGTACCGCAAAGAATGTTGTGAGGGCGAATTATCACAACAAGGGATTGGTTCAACGGTAAGCGGTGGAACGCAAATTGTAATCAATCCAACTCAAAACACAACGGTAATAATTCGCTAAAGTGCAACAGAACAAAAAGAGAATAGTTTAATAAAAAAAAGTCAAATGAATTATAAAGAAATAGTAAAAAAGATTTGTGTTGCTTTGAATATCGAAGTGAAATTAGAGCAAATGAAACTTAATGACGGTGTTACGGTTATCGAAGCGGATAGCTTTGAAGCTAATAACGAAATTTTTGTTGTTACAGAGGACGACCAAAGAATCCCTTTGCCAGTTGGTGAATACGTTGTTGAAAACGGAATGCTTTTGGTTATTACTCAAGAAGGTGTAATTGCAGAAATCAAAGAACAAGAAGCACCAGCAGAAGAGGAAATGCCCGAAGAGGAAATGAAAAAAGACGAAGAAAAAATGATTGAAAAATCAGCGGTTAAAAAAACAGTTGAATCAATGGTTAAAGAAACGTTTTTTTCAGAATATGAAGCGTTGAAATCTGAAAACGAAGCATTGAAAACACAATTGGCACAAATGGAAGAACCGAAAGCAATTGTTCACAATCCAGAGCCAACGGAAAAGATTAAGGTAGAAGCACCTAAAAGCACAAGAGATTTAGTAATGAAATTTATAAACCAATAAAATGAGCACAACTTATTTAGCAGTAACCAACGACACAGAACGTCAGTTGGCAAACGTTGAAGCCGTAACAGGCGCAACAACTTTAACCGCAGAGGATAGCGGAAAAGTATTAATATTAAAAGCAGCGGCAGGAGCGCAAATCACTTTGCCTGCAGTAGCAACATCAGCAGGTTTACGATTTAAGTTTATCGTAGGTCAATTGTTCGCAACTACAGATTGGACGGTAAAGGCGGCTACAAATGTTATTGAAGGAAGCGTATTAGTTAACGGAGCACACGTAGCAGGAGTTGACGAAAACACAATTTCTTTTGTGGCATCAGCAGAGGCAATCGGCGACTTCGCAGAATTAGTTTGTGACGGAACAAATTGGTATGTAAACGGGTCAGGGGTTGCAGCAGGATCAATCACTTTAACAGCAGTTTAATTTAAAATAATATTATAAAATGAGTACAACTACTTCAGTTACTACCTCTTATTCGGGAGAATTTGCAGGAAAATACATTGCGGCGGCTTTATTGCCTGCACCAACTTTGGCAAGTAATTTAATTACGATTATGCCGAACGTTAAGTTTAAGTCAGTAATGAAACGACTTGCAACTGACAAATTATTATCTAACGCATCTTGCGACTTCAATCCAGCAGGCACGATTACCTTAACAGAAAGAGTAATCCAACCGAAAGAATTACAAGTTAACCGCCAATTGTGTAAAACAACTTTCAGAAATGATTGGGACGCAATCGAAATGGGTTATTCAGCATTTGATGTTATGCCGAAATCGTTTACAGACTTCTTATTAGCACAATACGCAGAAAAAGTAGCTTCTGAAAACGAAGTAAACATTTGGAGAGGTGTTGCATCTAATAACGGAGAGTTTGACGGATTCACTACTTTGTTGGCTTTAGACCCAGCTTTACCAACAGCACAAGAACTTGCATTAGTAGGTGGTGGTTTGACTTCAACTAACGTAATTGCAGAAATCGGAAAAGTACTTGATGCTACTCCATTAGCAGTTTCAGCACGTGAAGATTTCCATATTTATGTTTCAACAAACGTTTTTAGATTGTATGTTCGTGCATTAGGTGGTTTCGCTACTAATATCGGTGCAAATGGTGTTGATGGTAAAGGTTCAATGTGGTTTAACGGTGGCGCTATCCTACCTTTCGAGGGTGTTAAATTAGCACACGCACCAGGTTTGCCTGCATCTACAATGATTGCAACAACTAAAGAAAATTTAGTATTTGGAACTGGTTTAATGAACGATGCACAAGAGGTAAAACTTTTGGATATGGCAGATGTTGACGGTTCTCAAAATG